TTCTCGGTGTGGTCGGAACTCTGGAAGATATTTCCGAGGATGGGAAAGCGTTTGGGAGAAGACTGGTGGAAGCATATAGTCAACGGTATTACAGCCGGAATGACAGGGTTGGAGGGGCCGGCCGGTAAAGCTATCAAGAGGCTGCTGGGAATTGAAGAGTGGGAAGGATGGAAGCCGTTCGATGTTGAGGATTTGGATCTCGGAAGGATGTTCGGCGAGGAAGCGATCGCTGCGATCGTTCGTAATGCCGGACACGGGATCGAGACATTCAAGGAATTGTTGGCCGCTGGAGGGGACGCTTTCAAAGGCATCTCTCTGGAGTTCGGGGATTCCATAGAAGAGATAGAAAAGCGATGGGCTGCTTTCAAGGCCCGAGTCGAGGCCGAGAAGGAGAGGATAAGGAAAGAGCAGGAAGGTTTGTTAGGACCTCCTACTCCCCCGCCCACTCCTGCGGCAGAAGAAGACATCGAGGCTATGAGGAAACAAGTTGCGTTGGCGAAACTTCTGGATCAGGTTTACGAAGATCTGGAAACCGAGTTCGACAAATTGCAATCCTCTGAAGAGGATCTGATCGTAGTGCAGCTCCTCCAAGCCGGCGCTACCGAAGAACAAGTTGAACAGATCCGTGCTCTTCTTGAGATTCTGAAAAAGATGCAGCGGGAGGAAGAAGAGGCTGCCAGGAAGCAGGAGATCATCAATAGTTTGATCGCCAAGACTCAGCAGGATCTGGAGACCATGCTTATGACTTACTACATCGATTTCCTGGAAGGTGTAGGCGCCAGTATCATCAGCGGTTCGGACAGCATTACGGATAGTCTCAAGAATATCGGGTTGGAGATCCTGAATGCTTTACCGCAGATGTTACTGTACGCTGGTGTCCGGTTGATAGGTGTACCTGGTATGTGGCCGGTAGGGTTGGCCTTGATCGTAGCCAGCGGACTTGTAGCGATCGGAGCTGGTGCGGCAAACGAAGCGAACCGAGCGGCGGCTGAAGGCAATGCTATGGGAGGTGTCTATGGTCCTGGAGGCAGGGTCAATTCATTTGCTGCCGGTGGGATTGTGCGTACACCGACATTCTTCCGCTACGCCGGCGGATGGGGCCAGATGGGAGAAGAAGGAGAAGAGGCGATCCTACCGTTGAAACGGATGCCTACCGGCCGGCTGGGAGTTGAGGCGGCCGGTGGGGGCGGAGTGTTTGTGACGGTAAACAACTATTCCGGTGAGGAAGTGCAGACAAAAGAGAGAGTGGTGGGAAATGAGAGGCATCTTGAACTGATGATCGGATCGTACATGAAACAGGCTACGGCCACAGGATTGCTGGATGGGCCGCTCGGGGGACGGTACGGGCTGCGGGCCCGGGGGACTCCGATAGCGTGAGGTGAGATATGGATTGGCCATCGACATTACCACAGACGGTCGACCGCGACGGGTACGACGAAACGTTTGTCGACACGACCATCCGGACACAGATGGATGCGGGGGAGCCCAAGACCCGACGGAGATTCACCGCGGGAATCCAGTCGATCGTGATCAGGCTGCGTCTGACCGATACCCAGGTGACTACGCTGGAGACGTTCTTCAAGACCGATACCGCAAGCGGGTCACTGCCGTTCAACTGGACTCACCCAAGAAAAGGAACGGCAGTGGTGATGAAGTTCCGGAGCGCTCCGAAGATCCGGGCGCTCGAGCATGAAGCGGAGGCCACGTTCGTAGTGGATATCATGCCGTGAGAAACGTAAGCAGTACCGCTCGACAGGCTATGTATTCGTCTTCCACCGAACAGGTGTTTCTGATCCTATTGGAGATCGATCATTCGGACCTGAGTACACCGATCCGAGTGGTGAACAACACGCAAGCGGTGACCCACGGAGGAAATACCTACAGTCCATATCCCTTTGAGCTTATGCTACCCGACGATTCTGAGCAGATCAAACAGGTGCGGATTACGATTGACAACGTGGATCGGATGCTCATGGAATCTATCCGGACGATTGACCAAGACCGTCCAACCGTTACGTTCAAGGTAATCCTGGCAAGTTCTCCGGACACGGTAGAGGCCGGCCCATTCGAGTGTGTATTGGCTTCCGTGACGTACTCGCTGATGAGCATTACCGGAGTGCTGATCTATGAGGATCGGTTGCGGGTCAAAGTACCGGCGCTCGAGTTCACGGCTAAGGATTTTCCAGGGGTGTTCTGATGACCGAGTATGTGGGGATCCCGTACAAAATAGGTGGGAGAACGAAAGAAGGGGCGGATTGCTACGGGTTGGTCAGGTTGATCTTGAACGAGAAGTTCGGGAAAAAGCTGCCCCTGTTGTCGGAAATCCAGGAAGGCACGGAAACCGGGAATGCGGAAGCGATTTGTGCCGGCCGGCCGTTGATCCCCGCCCGCCCTGTAGAAATGCCGGAGGACGGGGATATCGTTGCTATGAACATACGGGGAAGGTTGGCGCATCTGGGAGTGTACTGGAACGGATGGGTAATCCATACGCTGTCGGGACATGACTCAGCACTTGATAGATTTGACGGGATCCGGCTGAAGGGAAGAATCGAAGGAATTTACCGTGTTTAAGGCATGGATTATGGCCCACCCGTTCAAGAGTGAACGGGAACTGAAAGAATATGACTCGCTGACATACCGAAAGGTAGCCGAAGAGAACCGCGTCGTTCCGGAGCTGCAGCCTATCGTCATAATCGAGGATCGGATTCTCAGGGGAGAAGAACTGGACCAGATTCCACCGGAAGGATCGGAGTTCACCATCAAATACGTACCAGGAGGAGGGGATGCTACACAGACAGGAGGCAAAATAGCTGGCTGGGGTATAGTCGCATTCATAGCCGGAATGTTCTTGATGCTGACCCCGCTGGCACCGTTGGGTATCGGTCTGATGATTGCTGGTGGAGCTGCAGTTGTTTCTGGTGGAATTATTGCTCTATCAAGTGTGCTGTTACAACGGGCTCTGAGTTCTGCATCTCTGGACGAACCGCTCCCCCAGATTCACGGTGCCAGAAACTCACTGAGACCGTGGGGCAGCGTCCCGGTGATCATCGGGACTCACCGGATAGCTCCGTACTATGCCGCCAAACCGTTCACCACGCTGAGCGGGAACGATCAGTATCTGACTCTGCTATTTGCCGTAGGGTACAATCCTCTCACCATCCAGGACATGAAGATCGGGGACACCCCATTGGCTTCATTTACGGGCGTGACCTCGGAAGTGATCCAGGATGGAAGCGTCCCGACTCTGTACCCGAAGACGGTATTTGAAGAAGCCCTGTCGGTCCTGTTGAAATATGATGTGCCGACGGTCCGAAGGACGCAGAGCAACGTCGCCGAATTGTCTGTGGATATAGCATTCCCTCAAGGTCTGTGTACATTCGATGATGGTGGAGATAAGACAAACAGGACTGTCAATATCGAAGCCTACTACAAGAAAGATACCGATCCGGACACTTCGTACGCCCTGATGGGATATTTCGGATCCGGAACGAATGACATCACCGGATCCACGACAGGAACTGTCCGCAAAACCGTGGTGAAAGATGTGTCCGCTTCGGGACACACCGGCGCCTGGGATATCAAGCTGATAAGAAACACCGCTGATTCATCCGACACAAGTATTTTGGACAAATGCTATTGGACGACTTACCGGAGTGTACGAGACACACCGCCTGTGAGCGCCTCGGCCAGGGCCAAGATCGTGATGATCGGACTGAAGATCAAGGCTACCGACCAGTTGTCAGGCGTGGTAGATACATTCAACCTGCTGGCAAAAGGAAAGTACAAGAAATATGATGGCGGGGGATCCGGACCGACCTACTGGTCGGTAGCAGAGACTCGGAACCCAGCCGCCGCCTACCTGTATGCTCTCCAGGGCGCCTGGAACCCGAAACCTGTTCCCGACAGTCTGATTGATTGGGCCACCTTGGAATCATGGTACACGTGGTGCCAGACCACGAACGTCCATTACTGCGATATGGTGATCGACGGGGCGCACCGCCTCGAGGAAGTACTGAGCCAGATAGCGATCGTGGGACGCGCCACGTTCACTATGCGGGATGGAAAGTATTCGGTTGTTCATGATGTAGAGCGTTCTTCGGTCGTCCAGTTGTTCACTCCCAGAAACAGTTGGGATTTCATCGGAGAGAAAGAATTCAGGGATGCTCCTCACGCTATCCGGTGTCAGTTTGTCAACGAAGACTTAGAATACAAACAAGACGAGCGGATCGTTTATGATGACGGGTACGATGAAGGTACCGCTACCCGGTTCGAGAAAGTGTCCCTGTTGGGTGTCACGGATCCCGATCAAGTATGGAAAATGGGACGGTATCTGCTGGCCGTAGGTCGGCTGCGGCCGGAGATGTATAGCCTGAACGTGGATATGGAGCACCTGGTATGTACCAGGGGGGATCTGGTTCGGGTGATGCACGATGTTCCTCTGTTGGGGATCAAACCTGCCAGGATCAAAGCACTCAATATGTCCGGTCCCGATGTTGCCTCAGTGGTGGTGGATGAGATCTGTACGATGGAGCTGGGCAAGAGCTATGCCGTCCGATACCGGAGATCCGACGGGCTGGTCGTATACAAGACGATCACTACGGTGGAGGGGGATCAGACTACGCTCACGTTTACGACTGCAGTTCCTCCAGCAGAGGCGCCGGCCGTGGAAGATTTGCTTGCCTTTGGAGAGGCCGGTCTCGAAACCCGGGACATGATTGTGGTCACGATCGAAATGCAGAAAGATCTGTCAGCCAAACTATATCTGATGGATTATTCGCCGGCGATCTTCACGGCTGATTCCGGTACGATTCCCGATTGGGATCCTGGGATTACGGTTCCTACGGACGTTCAGACGTTGGATGTTCCGTACACTCCAATTCCGATAGAAGAACTGCCTCCGAGTCTGCAAGATCCTGGGAATATGCCATCAAGTCCGACCTATGGTGATCTGCAAGACGGGTATACTGCCGGCGGCGGCACTACTACACCTACGCAGGTCACTATTGCTGAGTGCAAACCGATTGGGCTGAACTCCATCACGCTGAATTGGGACCGACAGAATAATCTGACCAATTTCGATCATTACGAGGTGCAGGTCTCTTTAGATGAATCGAATTGGTATAGCCTTCGGAACGACGGTGTAGATTGGAAAGATCAACTAGGTGCAGTTACAAGTGTCTATGACGAATATACCACACATGAGAATATCCCACCCGGCGGTACTGAAGATGATCCCACCCCACTCACGCTTTACTATCATGTTCGAACGGTTACAAAAGAGCCGGTAAACGGCGAATGGTCGGCCACTGCCAGTGCAACAGCGAATCTGATAGAGAGTAAGTATATCAAGAAAGATGCGGTCACCTCAGCCAAACTGATCAACGAGGCGGTCGTTCAGGCGAAGATCGGCGCCGGAGCCGTGACGATGGAGAAGCTCCATATCGGAGCACCAGGAAGCGCTTTGAATGAAGACCCGGGGATGCTTGATCCCAGCGGTTGGGTGAAATTCCAGGGGGCTGATGCCACCTTTACAACTGTTAGCGATGGCAAAGTAGGGAACGCTGTTGCTCGGGGTGGTCCGGGAACTACTTGGTACAACAGTAAAAAGCACATCCCAATCGATCCCGCCAAGACTTATCGTGTTCGGTGTTGGGCTCGTGAATCTTCTGGCGCTGATGGAGTTTTCTATATGGGTGTTGCCCTTTTCGATTCCGCCGGCGAAAATATCGGCGGAGATGGCACACAATGGTATTACGCTGCATTGGCGGTATGCCCTCCAACTACTTGGACAGAGTATTCCGGCGGTTGTGGTGCAGGAACTGCCAAACCTTTCCCGTCTAACGCCCGTACTATGAAGGTCTTGTTTATACTATCCTACAGCGGAACGACGGGTTACCACGAAATTCAAGACCTCCGCATCGAGGAGATGGTCCCATCTACTCTCATTCAGGATGGCGCAATCGTTACAGATAAGCTCGACGCCTTAGCTGTAACGGCAGCGAAGCTAGCCGCAGGTTCGGTCGAGACGTCGAAACTTGCAGCCCTATCAGTAGTCGCAGACAAGATTGCTGCTAACGCCATCACAGCGGGTAAAATCTCGGCAAATACGCTACAGACGCTTGATAGAAGAGTTTATATAGATGATGATGAACTTTTATTTCAAATCTATACAAAAGGAGCATGGTCGACGGAACGCCAAATTGTTCTTGGCGGTGTTGATTCTAACAGTAACTTTCGTCCCTTTCTAGCTTGCCGGGGAGTCCTCGGCGATATAACGGACTCACCGCTTCTTGATCCGATCCCTACGCGTGATCATCACCTGTTCAAGTTTGACAATAATGCAGAAGACCAACATGGTGTTGATCCGTGGACAGTTACTTCAGGAGCGTTTACTTATTCCTCTGATACAAAATGGGAAGGTACACACTCATTGGCTTCATCGGGTACTTTTTTTAGTGCATGGTATGATGGAGGTTGGAACATTGGAGATAGTGTCACGGGATGCTTTATGTTTCGTGATAATGGGGGAACTGCAATAATTGATATTCTTGATTGGGGCGGAGTAATTTATCAGAATTATATACTCTTGCGATATACTATTGATGAAAAGATTCAGATTCAGTTTAAAAAGAATGGTACGGTAACTTCGCAGACATTTGGTGATTCATTAGCACTAAATACATGGCATTTTATCTGTTTTACATATAGCAGGGAGACAAACACTGCATATCTTCGAGTGAATAATAATGAGTATAGTTTTTCTCCTGACGGATCGTGGGGGTCGGGATCTGGTTATGTCTATTTATCTATGGCCAATGGAGGAAATGGTCGATTTCTGGATGATCTTTTAATCTCTAATGATACGGCTATGGACCCCGACCTGTTCTTCCAGCACGTCAAGCGGAACGTCGCCTGGACTGCTGACTACTTCGCAAAAGACCTGCTTCTAAAAGCGAGATCTGGTGGCAGAGTTACATCTGATGGTGATCTGGAAGTTGACGGAAATTTAACTGTTACTGGAAGTATGCCCGGCGGCGGGGGTCTTTTCCCTGTCGGCTCTGGAGATGCTCCCGACATCACGCTGAGCGGTGGGACACGTACTCAGCGAATTATCTACTGCAACAATCTCACTGTATCAGCTAATACGACACTCAGGTGTGATGCAATAATTTGTGAGGGAAACTTCGTTATAAATACTGGTGTAACTTTAACCCTTGAACCGTTTCCCGGTTCCACGTGTCCCGAGAATGCCGATTCCACATTAATGCTCCATACTGCTGGAGCAGGTGGATCAAGTAGTTATTATGCTGGGGCTGGTGCATGGGGTGGGGGAAAAGGACAGCAGGGAGCGGCAGGGAGTGGAGCGGCAGGAGGGGGAAGTCTTACTTCTGCTGGAGGAAACGGAGGGGATGGCAAAGCTGGCGGGGTCCCTTATTGTTCTTATATTCCCAGTATTGGTGGTGCTGGGGGTGCTGGCTACGACATTTCATCATTTGAAGCCGGCGGTGGCGGCGCTGGTCCGAGTGCTGGTGGTGGAGCGGGAGGCTCAATAGACGGTGGAGCGGGCGGGCCTTCGACGTTGATCATGGTTGCTGGAGATTTTACGATAAACTCCAGTGCTTTACTTGCTGCTAATGGAAAGAACGGAAGTGGTGCTTCGGATCGTGCTGGTGGCGGTGGCGGTGGCGGGATGATCATTATCGTTGCCCACGGTGTATATACAAATAGTGGATCAATCACAGCTACTGGTGGCAGCGGTGGAAGCACGAGTAGAGCAGATGGAGGTGGTGGAGGAGGTGGACACATCGAAATATACGCCCACACTTCAACTTTCGGGACTCTGTCTGTGGCGGGGGGGTATGGTCCTGGATCTGCTGCGAATGGGGGGACGGGTACAAGCAAGACAATTAATTTGAACATTTACACCGATGCCCTTCTTGGTGGCATGGGAACTGATACTTTGGCAGGAATGATGCTTGGTCTAATGTGTGCCAAGATAGGAGGAATATAATGGGATACTATCTTGAAAACGGATGGCACTATTGGGAGGGAGATCCGCGCCCCGAAGCACAAAATGTGATCGAGGTTCCAAAGCGGCCTACCCCCGATCATGTATGGAACGGCTCGGCTTGGGAGGTTCCTGCTGAGATCGCCGCTCTTCGCAAAGAGGAAGCAGCAGAGTCAACCCTGCTTTCCGAGGCGAAGCTCATCAAGATCCTTCTGATTATGATGAAAGCAATCGAGGCTATTGCAAAGAACGAACAGATCCCAGCTGAGTGTATCGCGCTCAAGAAGCGAATTGATGAACTATTGAGTGAGTAAAATGAAACCCGAAGAGATACAGAAGCTATCTGATCGCCAACTCCTCGTTAAGACCTTCGGCGACGTGGAGCATATCAAGGGCATATTGGGTAACGGCGGTGGGGTGCTGGAGGATATCCGACAGTTGCAGAAATCCCAGGCTCGATATGTCACGCGAGGTGAACTCATGCTCACCGTAGGTATCATCTCGGTAATCTTCGCAGGAGCAGGGGTGCTGCTGTATTTCTTGTGA